TCCATGGTCTTAATTTAATTTCTACTAAAATCTCTTGGTCTCCCATTGCACAAATAGGTAAAGCTTTAGTTAAATCATTACAAAAGAAAAAATGTAATGGTATATAGACTAAATCAGTATCAATATATGTTTGGGGATAAACTAAATTAGGAGTATGTCCCAACATACATAGTTTACTCCAAGTAAAATTATATAATTCTGTATAAAATTGCATATATTCTCCAGACATTTCATCAATTTTTGTTCCACCAATTTTTAAAGTAATATTTTCAATTATAGTATTACCAATATAGTCATTCCATTTTACTCGCAATTTACTTGTATTTGGGTCTAAATCGGAATCAGTCGGAACAGTACTAGACGATAAAATAGTAACTCCATCCGAAGCATAAGTAGTAACCGTCGTCTGGTTTATATTTCCTACTGATAAGACAGGTAGTTCTATTACTAAATACATATTGGTTAATAGATCACCATTTTTACTAATGTTAAATCTTATTGTTTCACCCCAAGAACTACCAGATCCGATAAAACTATCGTTAAATTCAGAAAAATTAGTAGTTTTTTTAATTACATTGAGAAATGGTGAAATCGCAAAGTCAGTGATTTCCTTATCTATCATATAGTCATCGATTTCACTCTTTGCAGTTAATTGTAATCTTGCTCCACTCGACATATTACTATATAGTATATTATTATTTTTAAATATATATAAATTATATATAATTTATATATAATTTATAAATGGGGTGTATCCCTCCATTCTTCATATTTTCAATAAATTGAAATTCTGTGAATATCATAACAAAGTAATGGTATATTAGAGTGTTCCATCAAATCTCTTATATATTGTCTAATAAAAAAACCAGATGAAACTGTTAATTCTAAATCAATATACTGGATTGTATTATTATACTGGATTGTATTGTTTTTTTTATAAAAGCACTCTATATTTGAAATATTACTCCATTGTTTTATAATATCATTTTGCCTAAATTCTTTAGTTTTATCTATTGTATTTATAGTGGATATAATATCTTCAATCCAAGTTTGTATACACATTGTACCTGTTTTTATAACACTCGATTTATATAATTTAACATTATGTTTACTATCTGTATTATCATTCCGTCGTCTTTTATTAATTTGTTTAGTAGAATAATAATGAAATGATTGATTGATTGAAATTTCATTCGATATATTCATTCTATCTATAATATTAGATAAATTGTAATTTATATCACGAGATAATTTCATATCTTGAATTATACCCAATGTATCATCCGTATCAGTTGATATTCCAACTACAACTCTAACTTGATATATTTTTTTCATCTCAGTAAATTTATTCATATTATTACATTCTTCATCAAATAATATAGAAACTAATCCTCGAGCCATTGGATCTAATCGTCCCGCATATGCTATCTTTCTTCCTTTATTCTCTTCTTTAATCAATAGAATAAATTGATTCATTGTAATACCACTTTTTTTATAAATTAATTGCATTTAATATAATTATATTATAAGACTAAACCTTTATGATCCGAACAGGATATATCTTATGTATTCATAAATACGTGACCACATTCTAAACAAGTAATAAATTGTGTGGCTGGTTCATCCCCAGATAGTACTTGTTTTTCTACCACACTGCATTTGTTTTTTTTACACTTTTTACATTTGAAAGCATTCGTTCCTTTTGGTTTATTTAATAACATATCGATTTCTTTTCGTTTTATAATATCAGCATATTGTCCCATATTTAATTCACTTGGTTTCATACTAGCAATATTTAATGGATTGATTAAATTATTTTTTATATTAGTAATAATATATTGTAAATTTGATTTTATAATGCATAATAATTCTTGCGATTTTGTATTATATATTTGCTCTAATAAGAATGGAGTATTATTCGATTCTGCATAATTTTCACTAAAGTTAAATATAGATTTTTCTATTTCGTTAGCTATTTCATTACCAACCATTTTTTTAAATTCATCAATTACTTTATTTCTTAAATCTTTGTTTATCATTATAATAAACTAAGATAATATTTTGAATTTAGATTAGAACCTCCAATTAAATCCACATTCCAAACAATTTACAAATGTTGTAGCTGGTTCATCGGCACTTCTAGTTTGACGCTGTGTTACTTCACAATTATTTTTTTTACATTTTTTACACGAATATACACTGGATCCCTTTTTCTTTTTATTTCCATATTTCTTTTTATCAATTATATTTTTATAATTAGATGGATTCAATTCGTGTGGTTTCAATAATGCTAACATTTTAGGTTCTATAGTACTATTATTTATCGAATCAGTAATATAATCCGATTTACTTATATGATAAAGTATTTCATCTACTTTTGATTTATAGATATCATTTGTTAAAAAATGAGATTCATTACTTTCTATAAAATTTTTAGTAAAAGTCAAAATACCATCAATGACGTCATTTGCGGTCTCTTCTTCAAAAATTTCATTCATCTCTTCAATTGAATAGTTCATTATACTTTTATCTATTTCCATTTTATTATTTTATATATTGAATAATACTTTTATATAATAATATCAATTTTTATTTTATGAATTGATAATATCCAGCTTTGCTGTATATTATCAGTTCTATAAACTAAGTTATGATTTGCGTTGCAAATCAATTGCAGCTTTGCTGTATTTTATTTTATAAATTAAGTTATTATTTGCACATTTATGCTTTTATAAGTATTTACTGTTTTTTATATGCTGTATATAAAATTGGATTTAAATAGTTGGGATCTCCTGTATAAAAATTAGCTAATTTTATTATTTCAGGTGAATCGTATGTTAATTGAGACATTGCCTCTTTTTTAGATGGATCCGATGGATCCGATCTATAATTCAATAATATATTCATTGCATATTCGGGCCATTGTGGTATAGTAGATAATTGGATGGCTAACATTTCAATTGAATCAAAATCTTTATCGAAATGATAATATTTATGGATAGTAGCTCTATCGAATCCCACGTCATATCCAGCTATTTGTAAAGCTCTCCAAATTAAATAACACCACGGTTTTGATTTAGTTTGGTCAGATCTAGTAGATAATAAGGCGGCGGTATCTGCTATCTTTTTAGTTTCAGGTACATTGAATTCTGCATCCATCACTAAAGGAAATGATAAGATTAATGTTTGCAAATAACTAATTATATGTAAACTTTCAATTCCATCTATATTACCTTGTCTTATAATATTTTCTTTTAATCCACCTCCTATTTGATTCATAGTTTTTAATAAGGTATATTTAGACTTATATTTTAGATATTTTAAATAAAATTTATCTTCCATTAAATAAAGTAATATTATAAAATAGTAAACATAAATTATTCATAGAATTTTTTACTTTTATCTTTTACAAATATAGATGATATAGTGTCGATAATATTCATAGGAATTGGTTTTATGTAACCAGTATTACTATCTATATAATTATAAATATCATTACTTGATAAAATCGCGTGAATATCATATTTTGATTTATAAAAATCATTTCGATTAATAATTCCAGGATTTGTTATATTAACATAAGGATCATCAAATGGAATTGGTTTTAATTTACTATCAGTATAATAATCCATATTATACTGTCGAGGATAAAATAGCATATGATTAATTGGTAGAGGTCCTAAACAATTTCCAATATTTTTACTATTTAGATCTACATTAAATAGATTATTCCAAAATGGGACCATACTACTATATTTCAAATAAGTAATAATCTCATTTTTATTTAGAAAAGTACCAAAACCTCTCATTCGATATTTATTAATAATTTCAATAGGATCTTTAGATCCTGCAAAATATTTATAATCAATATTCATATATGTCATATGTGCCGAAATACACGAGGGTGTCATAAAAACTTTTTTACCATTATAATAGGCTCGAACACACGGCATATGAAATTGTCCGACAGTTGCCATAAAATCATCTTTCTTAATTGGAAATATCTCAAAATCGTGATCAAGATGTGGCGTAGATATTTTAACTTTAAAACTGATTGATATATTTACACCATCTGTATTGGTAAATTGTTTTACGTGTGATATGATTTCTTCCTCTTCTGATTCTAATATTTTATCAATTGTATCTTCTGAAAAGTCTATATTTGTTTTAACTTTTACCATTGTACCTTTTATTTTCTGATTATATAATTTAACAACCAAATACTCTGGTTTAAACTCAAAATACTCGGGATGTTTTAATTGCAATGTTTCAATACATCCTTCTAATTTATTCATCTCTAATGTGTGTAATTTTTCAGCAAATGGTAAAAATAAATTTATAATATTTTGTTTTGTTAAACAACTAATTACCATATTATAATCTAAATGAGGTGTTACAATATTATGTTTAATAAAGTCTTCGGTAACAAATAAGAATATCGATTTATTAACTTGTAAATTTACGTGGCGTGGTTCTGAATAATCATACATTCTTAGAATATTTTGTGTTAATTTTTGATGAAATTCTTTTGCTAAATCTAAAAATTCAACCATATTATTTGTAAGGATCATTGTATCTATATCGGCATTACAATAATATTCATTATAAAATCTATTATATAGATCATTCATTGTAATATCTTTTGTTCTATATAATTCTAATAATGGATGGTTATATTGTAAACAAGCTGTCATTATACTACCAGTAATAGCCATTTTATAATCATCAAAGTTTATATTTTCAAATATATTTCTTTCTTTCTTATTTGTAATAAAAATATTTAACCTTTCTATAAATTCATTAGTAGAACAAATTCTTTTAGATTTAGAATTATTAATAACACCTCCTACATTACAAGCTGGATTTAATACCTGGTAACCAACTAAAATTGGCATATATGGATTTTTATTTGGGTTCATATGATCAAAATGAAAAGTAGGTAGACACGACGCAGTATCTGCATCGAATATATATGAATCGGTAGTTTTCATATAAAATTTACAAATACTTTCTTCAAAGTAGAATCTAAGCCACGCATAACCAAATACAACTTCAAATACTTCAATATAATTATTAATAGTAGGCATCATTTGATTTAATATAGTGTGATTATTTACTACTAAGTGACAGTATTCGCGAGACATTGCTAATTGTGTAAATAGTAGATACTTGCTAAAAGTACAATAATCTAATTGTTTAAATAATTCAATAATATTATCATTAGTATATTTTTTTGATTTAACAACATTGTAAAGACTAAATCCATTCTTAGAAATAATATTAGAAGGATCAGTATAGTTACTTGATTTAAATATTTGTTCTAGATAATTTTCTTTAATAATAGTAGTATCTAATTTGCTAATTGCAAAATTAATTATATTATCTTTAGAAGGTTTTACACTTGTAAAATTAAATTTTCTTTTATTAAATAATTTTGTTAAATTACAATGACAATTATAATCAAATTTCCAATAATTAGCTTCCGATAGATCTTTTATTATATTAGTTATTTGTAAAGTATTAGACTGTTTATTTATTTTTTCACCAAAGTAATTATTAATTACAAATAAATTATATAGACTATCTAGATTATTACCACCATTTACAGTATCAATATATTTTTGTAAATTTAGAAATGAAATATTATAAAATGGAAGTACTAATATCATTTCATCATCTAAATCATATTTTAAATGATTTGATATCGCAATATCTTCTTTTTTTATATAGATAATATTACCATAATGAATTAAATTCTTTAATATGGTAATTTTAGTTCGATATAGTATCATCTGTTTCATATAATTATTATATTCTATTGGATCTACATTTGGTCTTGAAAAAATATCACTCTCTATTAAACTAAATGGACATAAGCAATATATATGCTTGAAATATTTACCAATATCTGTAAATTGAACTACCACTTCTTCATTAGTATATTTATCAATTGCAGTTATTATATTATTAGATAACAATGGATTTTGCATTTTAATAAAATAATGGGTAGAATGGTCGATAAAATAAGTGAATATCAATTTTTATTTATTGATAAATACATTGTATCAATACATTATACTAATACATTCATTCAATGTATTTATCGTTATATAATCTTTTGTAATCATCGAATCAATTGCTTTATCGAATAGGTCAATTGTAACCATAAATTGAGATATAGAATTAATACATTGTGTAAATAGATCTGATTTTGTTATATTATTATTCTTTTTAATAGTACTATTTATCCAACACATCAATATATCATTTCTTTCGTGAGCTAATTCATCAACAGATATTTTTATTATATTATCATTGCTGTGAATCATATTAAATATTTTAATTAGATCAATAGATGGTGGAAGATTTTTATTAATAGATAGATAGGTATCATTATTTTTATTTTCTTCTACTAACAATCCACCAATCAATAAAGATCGTATTATATTTTCAATAAAATTATCATTATAAGATGATAGATTGGTATTTTTTAATTGTTCTATTAAATCATTTTTATTTATACCTTCTAATTGTTTTTCATTCGTAGTATCAAATAATTCAAAACATATCATTTGTGCAGGCGTCATCAATACATTACTTATTTTATCACAATAATTGATTGTAGTATTAACTACGCCTAAGTGCGGATATAATATTAGATATTTAGAGTTATTATTACCTGCATATTTATTTGTAATTTTACATAATTCATTTGACAATACACCCATAGATTCTATTTTATTAATATGACCCATCTTATGATTAATTGACCAGCACGACAATGATGTAATTAATACATTGGATGAATTTTCTTTATGGCTGCAATTTATATCATTAATAATAGTATTATACTGATATAATTCTTTTTTTGTAAAATACTTGTTAATTACAATTGTATAATCATTTATATTATCTTCATAGAATGCATTATACATCGTTTTATTACATAATAGTTTTAAAAATAAATCACGATTTTTTAATTTGGATGCAACTAAAAATAAAAACTCTACATTGGGTTGATTTACTGAAAGTTGATTTACTGAAAGTTGATTTACTGAAAGTTGATCTACTAATTTCATCGTATTATCATTTGATTCAAACATCGATATATTATTTTCAATACAATTAGCAATAATTGGATCTAATTTACAAGTTATAGTATGGTTCAATCCTACAGTTTTAATATCATATAATTTTCCATAATAATTTATAATATTATCAAATGATTCTATTTTTTTACTCGCAAGTATATAATATATATCAATATTGTCAAATAATGATAAATAGTTTTTATATACTGAAATAAAATTCTCTAAGAAATAAATATCATCTGTAGTTATAATATTCGTAAGTACTGAATCTAACACTTTTTTCATTTGATTAAAATATAATTTATTGGTAGAAAGATTTATATCATCTTTAGTTTGAGTATCTGTATCTTTATCTTTATTCAATATATAATTATATTTTCTATTAACCATTTTATAGTAATAATAATATGATTTAAATTGATATACTTCTAATATTTTACTATCTATCATATAATCGATTGTAGGAAAAGACTTGACTAATGATGTATCGATGATATTAATTATATAATCATAAAATGACGATTCATTGTAATCATCTGATAATACTCTAATATATTTAATAAATCGATACATTGGACTATTATAATCATTCTCTAAATTTTCAGAAATATTTTTCTGAATAGCTATTGAAACTATCATATCATTTAGTATATTCTTACATAACTTTTTCATCAACATATTAATTATATAACTCGATCCCCAAGTTTTTTTATCATTTCTATAAAGCATATTTCCATATGCGTGAGATTTCATATTATATGTTAATGTATTTATTTTAGTAATTAATTTAATACACCTACT